GTAAAACTGGGTTGCGCTCATCGGGTGCTCCGGTTCCCCTTTGTCTTGTGCCCACCCCACAGCACCGATGGCTGTGGCGGTGGGCTCTTAGGCTCAGGGGGGTTGTGGGTTTCAGGCGCGGGCCACGCGGCCTGTGGCGCTGTACAGCACCACGCTGGTCAGGCTGTTTTTCAGCTGCGTGGGGGTGTGGCTCACCACCCACTGGGTGCCAAAGCCTTCTTGGCCATCAGTGAAGCGGCCATTGCTGTCGCGCTGCTGCTCAAGCGGGTTCATGGCAAATGGCTTGACCATGCGGAAGCGGCAGTTGCCGCGCTCGCCCACCAGAATGCGGCTGTCGCCCATCAGCAAGCCGGGTGCGCTGGTGTTGAAGGTGGCAATGCCCTTCACCTGGCCCACGCTGCCATCAGGCGCAAGGCCTGTGGCCACGCGGCTGGCGTTGGCTTCAAAGCTGCGGGCCTGGCTCACGGCGTTGTCTACCGTGGCGCTCATCAGCAGCATGTTGGGGGTGTAGTAGCGGTCAGCGCTGATGACGGCCTTGCGCCCGCCAACGGTGGTCAGCAAGCGGTCGTAGCGGTCTTTCACGTCTTCGCCGTTCACGGCGTCGGTGTCCCACTTCACGGCGTTGGTGGTGTAGCTGTAGGCAACCGTCAGCGCCCAGGCGTTGGTGGGCACCACGGGTGCACCGGCTTCGGTCACAAAGCGCAGCTCGCCCAGGTTGTAGTCCATCACCCAGTAGGTGCCAGCGGCCAGGGCGCTGCCATCGGCGTTCACCACAAACTCGGTGCGGGCCACGGCGTTGAGCGTGACCGTGATGGGGTTGGTGGTGCTGCCCACCTGGGTGCCCTTCAGGTCATACACCTTGCGGGGGCGCACCACGGGGAACTTGCTGGTCACAAACACGCTGTTGGTGCCGTTCACGCTGGCGGTGAGTGTGTCGGTCTGCGTGGCTGCGCCGTATTCGTCGGCGCTGCACACCAGCTCGTTCATGTTCAGCGCCTCGGTGTCTTCACCCACGATGCGGATGATGTTGCGCACGTTCTCGGCCACGGGGTCAAAGTCAATGGGGCTTGCGCTCATCAGCAGCCGCATTTCAGCGCTCAGGCTGAACGCCAGCTTTTGCGGGATGGGGCGGGCCTCTTCCTGCGTTTGGATCACGCCCGCACGGCGAATGCCCTGCCCCTCGTAGCGGCGCAGCGCAGCGGCACCGGCTGCAGCCGTGTCGCGGTAGCTGTACGGCACGGTAATGACGTTGGCAAACGGTGCGGTGCCCACGTTCACAAAGGCCAGGCTTTGCAGGTTGTACAGCGCCTCGCGCAGCACGGTGCGCTCAGCCGCCACGGGCACGGCCACGTCGCTCACGCTGCCCTGACCACCGCTCAGCATGCGGTGCTCGGCGTGCAGTTGCGCGCCGTGTTCGGCATCAAACTGGGCCAGGGCACGCTCGGCAAACTGGCGGTTGGCGGCCAGCAGCTGGCCACCGGTACCAAAGTAGCGCTGTGCATCGGGCAGGCGGTCAAGGCCCAGGCGGCGGTCCATCTCGGTTTGCAGGGCCACAACCGTTTGTGGGGCACCCACTTCAATGCGTGCATTGCCCACAGGCACATAGCCCATGCCGCTCAGGCGGGCTGCAGCGGTCTCGCGCTGGTTGTATTGCAGGGCAATATGGGCCAGTTCCTTCACTTCCGCTGGTGTACTGGTGGCACGCACCATCACCTCAAAGTCAGCAGCCAGTGCCTTCACGCTATCGGCTGGCAAAGTGGTGTCGCCAGCGGCAATGGTGTCACTCAGCAGCTTCATGTTGGCTGCCAGGGTGGTGGCGTTTTGGGCGGTGGCGGCATCGCGCTCGGCCAACTGGCGGGCCACTTCAGCGGCCACGTTTACCGGTGCGGCGGGTGCGGCCAATGGCGCAGCGCCTGGGTTTGCATGGGCGTACATGAACCCCAACGCCTTGATGCCATCAGCCAGCTTCTGGCCTTTTTCAACGTAGGTGTTCAGCAGCGCCAAACACTTGGCCTCATCCGCAACAGCGGCTTGACCCAGTGACTTTGCTTCGGCAACAAGCGCCTCAACAACCTCTGCGCTGTGCCCTTGTGCCAGTAATTTGGCCTTCAGTTGTTCAAAAATGTTCATGGTGGCGTTCTCCGTCAGTTCTTTCAACAATTGGTGCGAAACCCCGACGCGCACGCCGCCCTCAGCGGTGCCCACAAGGCCATCCGCAAAGCTCAGCAGCACGGGTTCAAGGTGTTTGATCACGGGGCGGGTGGTCAGCCCCGCGCCCAGCAGCACGCAGCCGTGGGGCTGCTGCTTTTCGTTGTCGGTCCAGGCTTCGTGGTACTCAGCGCTCAGGTAAGTGAAACCACGCTCTTTCACGGCGGCCACGCCGAAAGCGGTCCACTCCACCAGCCCGCGCAGCCGCCCGTTTTCCACAGACAGCCGCACAAACTTGCCAGCCGCACCGTCGTTGGGGCGGTGCGCCACGTCCAAAAACACGTCTTGGCCCAACACTCTGGCGTTGAAGTTGGTCACCATCTGGTCCAGATGGGTGGGCGTGATTTGGAAGTTGCCGTAACGCGGGTCGGTGAAGTTACCCGTCCGGGTAATGGTCACCCAGCTTTGCGTGGTGCCCTCGGCCAGCTCCACCACCTGGCTGAAAAAGCGGGTAAGGCCCGGCACCGTGGTGCCACCATCACCCGCCCCCAGCAGAAAGTGCCGCCCCTGCGCCGGGGTGGGCACTGCCGCACAGCTTGCCATCAGGGCAACTGCCGATGCGGCCAATGAAACCAGTCGTTTTTTGAGCATGCTGCCTCGCGTTCACGGTCAACCCGTGAGAGACAGTGTGCGCAGGTTTTCAGCTCAAAAAAAGGGGGCTAAATGCAAGCGTGGCGCTTTGTTGCATTGGTTTGTTGACTACCGATTTTGCATCGGTTTGTGTAGGGTTATGCGCGGTGTTGGCGTTGGTCGCGTTCGCACGCCGTGTGCCAAATGCCCCAGCCGTCTTTCAGCAACTGGCGCAGCCCAAACATCTGCGCCATGGCCTGCTCACCATCAGGCCCAAACGCTGGCAACGGGCGGGCAATGGCTGCGGTGTACCCACCAGCCGGGCAAGGGGTAAACGCCAGGGCAAACCCGCTGTCGCGGTGCGTGGCCGTCAGGCCATCCAGGTCCACATCCCAAGCCCGCCGCCAGCTCATGCGGTGGTGGTTGCCCGTGCCGTAGGGGTTGGCCAGGTCTCCCGCCATCACAAATCCCCCACCATCGCCGCCCACTTGGCATCCACCTTGGCGCTCACGTTGTAGGGCACATCGGCACCGGGCAATGCCACACCCATCACCTTGGCCAGGTGCTGCCCATCAATGTATTTGTCCCCATGCGGCAGCAACCCGGTCGCTTCCAGAAAGGCCAGCTTCTGCTCCCGCGTCTGAAAGCACAGGCCCACCCAATACTCGCTGTCCGCGGCCAGGGCAAACCGCTCCTGCTCAGCCTTCGCCCGCGCCTTGAAAGCCTCCAGCACCGCGCTGGTCTCCTTCACCGCCACCTCTTCATTGGTCAGCGCGTCATAGTCCAGGTCCAGCGCAGCAAGGGGGTCATCGGCAGCAAGCGGGTCATCCTCCCCCAAATTGTCAAGGCTGCCCAGCCCATCCAGCCCACCGCCAAACGTAGGCAAGCCATTGCCCAAGCCTTCCAGCGCACCCAGGCCGCCCAGCTGTCCTTGCCACAGCTGAACGACAGCAACGCCTTGTCGTGACAGGTGGCAGCACGCACCACCTCGCACACGGGGTTATGTAAGGGCATCCTCAACCCCGTGGTAGCCAGCCTCACCAGCACGGCAGGTGTTCAGCCCATCACCTTCGCCAAAATTCAATTCCTGCGCCGGTCTGTTTTGCTTGCGCGGTTGTATTGCGAGCGGGTAGGGGTACCCGTTGCGCGACCACGACGAAGACGTGTTGCCATATATATCACCCCCTTTCTGCATCAACGGATGCGGGTTAATGTGGTTGAACCAAAGCCGCTTTCGCGGTGACGCTTTATTTCTGTAATTTGTCTGTGATCAATTTCACAATTGTCTTTTCCACCAAATCAGGAATTGACCCATCCGGGTACACCAGGCGCAAACCCACAATGCGCGTCACATTCTTTTTCGCCTGGGTCAATGTGTCGTCAGCCAACAATGCAATGGTGTCGTAATCCAATTCCACACATTGCCACAATGCAGCCCAAGTTCTGTCAACGGGCTCGTCACTCAGCCGCTTGATTTGCACCTGCTTGAAAATCACGCAGTACTTCAGCAGCACGGGTTCATTCAAAAGCAGCACCGTGCTTTCGCGCCGTGGGTTGGCTTTGTAGGCGGCCAGCAGCTCGGCAAAGTCCATCACACCCTCCCCTGCCGTTGCAGCCGCTCGTTCACCACCCGCAGCGGGCTTCGCAGCATGCCCCGGCGCAGCAACCCCTGGTCAAAGTACGCGGCCTTGGTCACGCCCAGCACGCCCTCGCGCACGGCGGGCCCCAGGCGTTGCAGGGCTTGCAGCTCGGTTTCCTTGCCTGCGCGGTCGGCGTCGGTCACCTCATCTTCAAACACCACTTCCAAAAAGCTCAGGGTGTTGGGGTGTGCCGGCCATGGGGTGCGCTCGCGGTCTGGGTACACGCCAGGCCCCAGGCCGTGCAGGTTCTGGCTGGACAGCAGGTCGCAAACATCAGGCACCAAATGGCGTGGGCTTAGTAAATACCGAAAGCCCGCAAACCCCGGCGTGCGCTGTGCTGATTCGGCGTAGGCCTCGCCATGCGCCCGGTTAATTTCCGTACGCATCACCCGCTCGGCTTTCCACAGCTCTGACCCA